GTGAGTCACATTGGCATGGTGACCATCCAGCAAAATGCAGAGGCGGAAACCCTCAGTTCACCCAATGGTTGAAAAACTTTGATGTTTTGGCGTCTGATTTAGTCAATGAAGGCGTGAAGGTTTTCAATTTTAGCCGTGAAACAGCTTTAAATTGCTTTGAACGTAGGCACATTGAGGGCTTGAAATGATAATTCAGGGAATGTATGGGCTTGGTGATAATTTTTACCAGAGGGCAATCATTCGAGAGCTTGGCCCTGTTAGCTTATACACTCCATGGCCTGAAATTTACGCTGATTTGCCTGTTCGGTGCTTAAAACCACAAACGACGCTTCGGACTCAAAAAAAACACATTGAAAAATCAAACTTTGATAATTTTAGACCGTCTGGGATAAAAAAACGGCTTTTTTATGACCAAAGAGGCACGATAATTGAGGCTCTTGAGCGTTCAATTGGCGTAAAGAATGCAAATTTATCAATAAAAATGCCGCGTCTAGGACTGAAAAAAAAGAAAACTATTATTGTCCGCCCGTGCACAGTTAGGGCAGAGTGGCCAGCAAGCGCCAGGAATTGTGACCCTAAATACCTATGTCAGGCAGTCGAAGCGCTAAAAGATGAGTTTCACATTGTTTCCATCGCCGACTTAGAAGATGGCAAGGAATGGATAGACGGAGACGCGCCGTTTGCCCATGAAAAATACCATGCCGGTGAGCTTAGTTTGACCGACATTATGACCCTACTTGAGTCAAGCGCGGGCTCTATCGGCTCGGTTGGGTGGCTTTTACCGGCAAGCATGGCATACAATCTTCCCATGCTGTGTATTTTTGGCGGGTGGGGCTCATCAAATTGTCCTGAAAGGTTGTTTGATCCAAGAATTGATGACAATATGATTGTTAAAGCCATGCCTGACAATTTTTGCATGTGCTCTCGGCATGACCACAAATGTGATAAACAAATAACCAACTTTGAGAAATACATTCATGAATTTAGATCAATTGCGAGAATTGGCTACAAAGCTTGATATTCTTGTTTGGCTCCCTGAAGTTGGCATCGGATACTATCCGGTAAAAGAACAGCCATATGATGCTGATTATTGGGCAAAATACAGGGAAATGGATCAATTCCCATCCGGGGAGTATTTGACTGACTTTAGGATTGAATTTACCCAGGTTAACGATGTAAGTTCAATGGTTGATGTTGGTGTTGGCGGCGGTCGGTTTTGTGAGGATATGGATTGCGCTGGATTTGACATTAACCCCAAAGCAATTGAGTGGTTAAAAAAAGAAAGGCGCTGGCATAATTTGCTAATGAGTGAAAAGCAAGTCGATCATTTGACGTTCTGGGATTCTCTTGAGCACATACACGATCCAAAAACAATTTTATCCAGGGCAAAAAATAGCGTTTTTGTTTCCATGCCAATTTACGAAAGCGCAAAGCACATATTGGAAAGTAAGCATTTTCGCAAAGATGAGCATTGTTGGTATTTCACCGATGATGGTTTAAAATGGTTTATGCGTTTGTTTGGCTTTGAATGCGAGAGGCAAAGTATGGGCGAACAATTGTATCGAGAAGACATCCACACCTACCACTTTAGGCGCGTAAATGGTTAAGAGAATTCAACGAGCAGAGCCATCAACAGAGCCAGTCACATTGGCCGAGGCGAGAGCCCATTTGCGCCTAGATACGTTTGGAAGCCCTCCTGCACACCCAGAAGACGATCTAATCTCGCTTTACATATCGGCGGCCCGTCAATTCTGTGAAGATTACCTGGGGCACTCAATAGCCTACCGAACATCTGTTATTTATTTTGACCGTTTAAAAGATGGCTTTATTGATTTAGACGAATGGCCGGTCTCAAGCATTGATCTTTTTGAGTATGTTGACTCAACTGGTGCAAATCAAACTTTGTCTGCATCCTCTTATATATTGGACTCAGCAAGCGCCCCGGCTAGGGTTTATTCGGTTGGCGATTGGCCGAGCGTTAAAACGAGCGTCCCAAATGTGGCCACTTTGACCGTTACGGCTGGATATACCGACGGGCAAAGCCCTAATCCACACCCAATTCCAAAAAGCATTAAAAATGCAATTTTGCTAATGGTTGGGCACCTATACGAAAACCGCCAACAAGTAGGCCAAAAGATGGACTCATTGCCCTATGGCGTTGAGGATTTGCTGAATCTGCACAGGACAAACCGGGGGCTTTGATGAATATAGGCCGACTGGACAAGCGCGTAACCATTCAGAGCAGGACTACCGTGAAAGATGTGTACGGCCAACCGCTTGACACATGGTCGGACATAGCCACGGTCTGGGCATCAATTGAATACATTGGCGGTCGTGAAAAACTCCGGTCTGGTGTAGTGGACGCAAGCTTAGATGTGACGGTTGCGGTTCGTTATTATGAGCAGTTAACCCCACCCAAAGATTCTGACGGCTGGCGGATTGTTTACGTTGCCAGAGAGGGAACAAGGTATTTATCAATCTTGGGTTCAAGAGACTTGCAAGAAGAGCGCCGATTTATCGTGTTTGATTGCAAAGACGGAAGCGAGGTGCAATCTTGAGCGAAGTAAAAATTGAGGGACTTGCTGAACTTGACCGACAGTTAAAAAAACTTACCGGGGCGGTTGAGGGGAAAATTGTTAGGGCTGGTTTGAATGCGGCAAACAGAATTATTAGAGATGCGGCAAAAAATCTTGCACCTGTTGATGATGGCGACCTTAAGAAGTCAATTCGTGTTTCTAGTAGGGTTGATAAAAGGCAGGGTAAAATTACATCAAAAGTTGTAGCGGGCAATAAAAAGGTTTATTACGCTCATTTTATTGAATACGGCACAGCAAGTTATTACACGGGTTCAGGTGATAGCAAGAGATCTGATTATAAGATTAAACCAGAAAAAAGAGGGGCTTTAGGGTTTGGTTCTGTGGTTGTTGAATCTGTTTCTCACCCTGGGGTAAGACCTCAACCATTTATGCGTCCAGCATTTGATCAGAATGTAACCAAATCATTAGAAGAATTTGGAAAAACGATAAGAAAAAGAATTGATAAAGAATTTTCAAAGAAGGTGACTAAATGAACCCTGAGATCATCATTGCCACCTGGCTTCAAGATGCAACGGTTTCAGCGGTGATTGGGGATCGCTACGCATCCCCTTATTTGCCTTCAAACTCTGAGTTCCCCGCGCTTGTTTACAATTTGGTTGATGCAACACCTCAGCCATTTGTAGCAGCGCAAGGCGAGCGAGAATTGGCGCAATGTAGATTTCAATTCAACCCCATTTCGACAAGCATTGGAGAAGTAAAGCAGATTGCAGATGTGCTAAGATCATTGTTTGATTTTAAGCACCATCAAACAATAGCCGGGAAACTTGTTGTTTCCATGCGTTTAATTGATGTCGGCCCAATGGAAAAAGATTCAGAGTCAGGGTTGTTTATGCAGCGGTTTGATTATAGAATGTTTTGGTACGAAACCTAATAGCTATGGGGTAATAAAATGACTGTTTACACTTCCGCAGGTTCAACTCTTCGGGTTACTGCATCCGCTCCAGCAACGTTTGACGAATCTGGATATAACACCTTGTTTACTTCTTCACCTTTGCCTTCGCTAGTTGGCGAGATTGAGGATTATGGAGAATTTGGCCGTGAATACAATTTGGTTACTTTTAACCCGGTTGACACTCGGGGAACAAAGAAATTAAAAGGCTCATTTAACGAGGGCTCAATTGCTCTAACTGTTGGCCTTGACACCGACGATGCGGGTCAGATCCTAATGAAAACCGCCTCTGATAGCGATGATGATTATTATTTCATGGTCACAACCCAAAACGGTGACCGTTATTTTTTCGCCGCTAAAGTGATGATGTTTAAAAACGTTGTCGCCGGTGTTGATGACATTACTCGGGCAAACATTACTCTTGAGATCACTACTAACGATGCTGGTGTTGGCATTGTAGAATCATTGGCCGCATAAGGGGCCGTAAACTAGCACTTTCCTTGACTCTGGCCGATCCTCGCAACGGCTGGGGTCTTGGTTGGTGCATAAATTGCGAGGTTAATAATGAGCAACATTGAAAAAAATGAATTCGAAGAATTTTTTCTCTCTGAAACAGCCGTTTTAGAAGTTGAAACCCCCACGGGTAAGCCGCTTTTAAGAAACGGCCAGCCGGTAAGAATTCACGTTTATGCCCCAGGCTCTTCTGAGTACGAAAAAGCAAAGGCTGCTCTTGATTCAGCAGCAACGCGCAAGGTCTTAGCAGCATTGGGTAAAAATGGGAAAAAAGAAGAGTCTGATGACAAGCAGGCTGATGTTAATTTCTTGGTTTCAGTTACCAAAGAAATTGAAAATTTCCCATATCCAAACGGATCCCGTGGTGTTTATTCTGAGACAAGGCTTATTTATATCAATAAACAAGTTCAAGCCTTCCTAGGGGACATGGCCAATTTTTTTGGCGGTGCTCAACAAGATTAATCGATTATGCCAAGCAATTGGCTTGGTATAGCGTAACCCCAGAAAAAAGGAAAAAATCCCGCCTTGATGATTTGCGAGATAGAGGCGGGGTGCCTGATCTGCCTGATATTGATGACCTAGAGTATTTGGTTAAGGTTTTAGAGCGTTGTGGGGTTTGCAAGTCTGGTTTTAATGGTGTTGAGCCGCTTAACTCAGTTGATGTCATGGAGTGGCAACGCGGCACAAAATACCCTCTTTCGGGCTGGGAGTTCCAAGCCATTATTGACGCCTCAAGGGCTTATTGTGCACAGTACCATCAATCTAAAGATCCACTAACACCCGCTCCTTATCGAAGTAAAATTGACTTTAATAGAGAGGTTGTATCTGATAAACTTACATTAGCGTTTAGAGCCCGAATTAAGTCTGACAAGGAAAAGGCAACCAAATGACCACAGTAGCCCAGCTTACTATCCAAATGGCCGCAGACGTAGCGCGGATTAAAAAAGACATGGATAGGGCGCAATCGACTGTTAAAGGGTCAATGCAGAAAATTCAAAAGTCGGCAGCGGTGGCCGCTAAAGCGCTAGGCGCTATTGGCCTAGCGTTGGGGGCAAGAGAGCTTATAGGCTTGGTTACCGGCCTAGGTGATGTTGGTAGGGAGCTTACCAAGTTAAGCAGATTGAGCGGCACTTCGGTGGGTCAATTTCAAGAAATAGCATTTGCCGCAAAAACATTCGGGATTGAACAAGAAAAGCTTGGCGACATTCTAAAAGACACCCAAGATAAGGTAGGGGATTTCCTAGCTACTGGCGCTGGCGGGATGGCTGACTTTTTTGAGAACATCGCACCCCAAGTTGGCGTGACGGCTGAAAATTTCCGTAAGTTAAATGGCGCGGACGCATTACAGCTTTACATCACAAGCTTAGAAAAAGCCAATTTATCTCAAGCAGAAATGACCTTTTATATGGAGGCCATTGCCAGCGATTCGAGCGCATTGATCCCGCTATTTGCCGACAACGGCAAGGCTTTGAAAGAGCTGTCAAAAGAGGCTGACCGTTTGGGCATTGTGCTCGACAAGTCGGCACTTGAAAAGGCCAAGAAGCTAGATATTGAAATGCGTAAATTTGAGGCCACGACTGAGGGGCTGTCGCGCTCAGTTGCTATGGCTTTGATTCCCGCCATGTCATCAATTGCGCAAGTGTCTCAAGACATCATCAGGGAGTTGCCCAGATTGGTCGATGAGTTCAAGCCTTTTATGGTTGGTGGTGCGGTGGTTGCTGGGCTTTATACGTTGCCAACGATCATCAACTCGATTGCGCTTGCAATTTCAAGTCGATTAATTCCATCATTGGTTTTATTGGCACCTTACGTCGCTGTCTTTAGCGCGTTGACTTTGGCTGCGGGTGCGGCCATCAAGGTGTTGAACGCCCAATCCGAGGCATTGAAAGATGCTGATTCTACGGCGCGGCGTGTTGTTAACCTTCAGAAAGAAATCGAGAAAGCGCAGGCTTTGATTGATGCCGGGCAAGGTTCGTCTGTCACCGTTGAGCGCTTGAAAACTATGAAGGCTCAATTAGTTGAGGCCGAAAGTGCGCTGGAAGCATTCAATCAATCCAAGCAAGTGGCGCAGGTTCAAGACCAGCAGAATATCGAGCAACAAACGACCATCATTCAAAACGCCAAAGACCGCGAAAAAGCCGAAAAAAAACTTGAAAAGGCATTAAAAGAAAAGCAAAAAATAGAACAGAAAGCGCTTGAACAGTCCATTGATGTGATCAACGCTGAGATTGACCAAGTTGATGCAATCCAGGAGCAAATTAAGCAGATCACCGAGCAAACGCAAGCCATAGGACTTAATGAGCAACAGCTGCGCGATTTGGAGCTGGCGAAGATTGACGACGCGATAGCAACAAAAGAACAGCGTATTGCCGCCATCTCATTTGGCGATGCAAACGATGATTTAATTGCTGCGTATAAAAAGCAAATAAAAGCACTTGAGGAGCTAAAAAAAGCCAAAAAAACTCAATTTGACAAGCAAGAAGTCCAAAAAGTCATTGATGCAAATAAAGAAATTGCCGAACAGTTTGAAAACGATCTAATTAGCGCTTTTGAAACGGCTTTTAACCGTGTCGGTGATTTTGCTGAATCGTTTAAGCGGGATATTGAACAGCAATTTAGCTCGATGGTGTTGCGTCCGACTATTCAAGCGGCAATGAGCAAAGGCGGTTCAATTGGAGGTGTTCTTTCGGCTAACCAGGGCACGATAGCATCCGCAATAACTGGGGCCGGTTTTGGAGGTCAGGCCATCGCCTTGCAATATGGGCTTGAAAATGCCGGGTCAGTTTTGGCAAAGTTTTCAGGTCAGACAACGGCGCTTACCGCAGAACTTGGTGCACTTGCATCAGATTTAGCCACTTACGCCGGAGCGATAACAGCCTTGTTAGGAGGTGATCCAAAGAAGGCTGCGGGCGCTGCAATTGGAACATATCTAGGATCATCTTTTGGTCCGATAGGATCAGCAATCGGCTCGTTCATTGGCGGCTCATTGTTTGGCGGGGGCGGGAAAGTTTCCGCTCAGTTACTAGATCCGAAATTTTTGCAGGACCAACAGGACGCTCTAAAGTCATCGTTCCTTGGTATTGTTCAAGGAATTGGAGGTCGTGCTGCACCTGCTGATTTCTTTTTCACGGGCAGCACAGGAAGGCAAGGACAAAATCCTAATTTTATTCTTGGTTCTAGGCTTGGTGGCCAAGATTTATTCAATACATACCAGAGCAGGGCCGGAGAGACAGGAAACAACGGAACATTCTTGGCCGGTGAAATTGCTTTAAATGCTGAAAATATGGCGCTTTTTGGCACGAGAGCTATTGTCTCCGCTCTTCAAAATTCAGATTTTGTAGACAACATTGACCGTCTTTTTGATTCGGTTGATGTTCGAACAGCAAGTTTAGAGGATTTGAACGCGCTGCTTGCTGATGTTCTGATGCTTGATTATGTCAATGATAATTTTACTCAAATGACAAATGGTTTGAGGCAGCTTTCCGGTGCATCTGCTCAAACAGTTAAAGAATTTTTTTCAATGATTGGTGGGATAGAGGGTCTCCAGCAAACTTTAGGTTTTTTTGCAAAAGAATTCACAAGTGAGGAAAATCAGTTTAAAAATTTCACTGATAACCTTAATAGATCATTGGCAGATTTTGGGGGCCGTTTATTTAGCACTCGTGAACAGTTTGTGAATTTCTTTAACTCAATTGGGCCCGATGCGTTTGCTCGTGTTTCTCAACTGTTGCCAGCAATTGATTCGTATTATGATGCGATTGAAAAAAGGCAAGAAGAGTCCACAAACATTGCAATCAGGGAAATTGACAGAATCAGAAACGCTGGGCTGAGCATTGCGAACTATTTACGCAATCTTGAGACAAGTGAAACAACTTTGAGCCCCACTCAAAAGCTGGCGGCGGCTCAACAGCAGTTTAATGAGACTTTAAGCGCGGCTCGATCCGGAGACATTAACGCGCTTGGAAACCTGACAGACTCAGCTGACACTCTGCTTAATTTGTCACGTGAGTTTTTCGGATCGTCAAGCCGGTTCAAGTCAATTTTTGATGTTGTGACGGGTCAACTTTCAGCGGTTGCCGCCCCGGCTTTGCAGGCAGACTCAAGCCAGAATGTTGTCGGCGAGCTTCGAGAGTTGCGAAGAGAGATCAGGGAGTCCGGCGACTTGGTGCTAACGGTGGTCACGCCAGATGGGCGAATAATCCGTGAAGAAACGTTGGCCGCGCTTCGTGAACGATCTAGGCGCGGGGAGTTGGTTATTTACTCGGATGGGGTTAAATCGTGACCTTAGAAGAGTATTTTCAGACCCCACAAGCCGAGCGAATATTGCTGATTGAAATTGTCCGCAATGATGTCTCATCGACCACTTACTATCTGAGTGACTCAGATTACATCACAGAAAACGACGATACACCGGCAAACCTTTTTTATTCGCCGGTGATTGGCGGAACGGGTTTGTCTGATATTCGCAAGGTTTTAAATGATCCATTTAGTGGGCAGGCATCAACCGGGTTTGGTGAAATAACGCTTGTTGACGACCAAGTGTGGACGAGCATAAGCGGTTCGTTTTCAGAAGAAACAATAAATTTAGTTCGAGGGGCAACAGTAACCGCTTGGCTTGCTGGGCCTCCTCGGGTTTACTCAAGAGCCGATGCAATCCAGCTGCTTAAAGGAAAGGTTGGGCGCGTTGGAGGTAGCAGCGACGGCAGCCTGAGGTTTGAAATAGTAGATGGATCACAAGAAATACAGAGACCAATTGTCACCGTGTCAGACAAGCCATTGTGCTTTGGGTATTGTCGCAACATCCAACCATTTTTAACCAACCCGGCATCGCTTGAATATCATGTCCATGATGGTGCGATTGAAGCCGTTGTTGCCGTTTACGACCAGGGGGCATTACTTACCCTTACCACGGACTACACCGTCGATTTAAGCACGGGGAAAATCACACTAACAGGGTCCCCGGTTGGAATTGTGACTGCAGACGTTAAAGGCGCTCAAGTAAGCGGCACTTGGCTGGATTCAACGGAGGAAATAGCTTCTGAATTAATTTCCAGATCAGGCGTGAGCATTGCTCAAACGTACAACATCCCAACCGGTGTTGTTGGTCTTTATGTGACGGAATCCACGGCGCTTGGCGATTTATTGAACCGGATTATGGTTTCCTGCGCGGCGTATTGGCTGATTGACGAAAACAACGAATTTTTGGCTGCTCAATATCCGGTCCCTCAAGAAAGCGCGGCGGTCGGTTCGTTTACCTCGTTGTCCGAATTGTCCGAGATCCGCTACCAAGCAGAGGATCGTCTGTACTCGGATTTAAATTACAGCTATAGAAAAAACTGGACTCAGTACCAAAGCAGGCCAGCGGCAAGCACAGCGCAGGCGTCATTCTCTGAGCGCCTCTATTTGTCTGCGACTGAAACAGCCGCAGGTTTAGATTCTGAGCTTGAGTATCAAGAAAGCCCGTTTTTTGAAACTTTATTTGATGAACAGGCTGACGCTCAGGCGGTTTCTCAAAGATTGTTGAGCATCTACGCACAAGAGCGTAAACTATTAGAGGTGGATTTACCTTATACGGCGGCATTAAAACTCGGCGAAAATATATCGGTAGAATTTGGAGTTGAGCTGATGATTGGCGCGGTTGTTTCGGTGATTGATATTTTTGACGGCGGGTATCCAATTCAAAGGGTTATGATTCTGGTATGAGTTCTCTTTTTTTATTTGGTAGCCAGTCAGACGACACAGACGTTTTAAGCGCGTCTAGTGAGGCATTGCCAGTTGAGAACATCCAAAACACCAAGAGGTCAAAGCCTTGGCGTTCTAGTTCTGGAACAACCTCAAACATATCCTTGCAGTTGGCAAACCCTTTGTCTGTTGACCACATCGCCTTTGTCGATCTTAATCTGACGACAGCAGGGGAAATCAGAATTCAGGCATGGGATGACGCTATCGACGGCTCAACAAATACAGTAGATGAAACCATCTCGCCAACTGTCTACACAAGCGGAGAGCCCGAAGCGGCGGCTTACGGTGACGCAGATTATGGGGTCGGACTGTATGGATTGAACACACCCATTGAGCAACAATTGGGGAAAAATATAACAATTTTTCCTATTGGGTCCAATATATCCTCAGCTTATTGGAAATTTACGTTTACCGATGACAACACCGGTTATCAGCAATTGGGGCGATTAATAATGGCCTCAGCTACAACTTTTGAGAATAATTTAAGCCATGGTTACAACCTAAGCAGGCAAGAGAGAAGCGTTGCAAGGGAATCAATAGGTGGGCAACGTTATATACAAAAAAGGCCATCTAGGCTAAACATTTCTGGCAAATTTCCCTACATGACCGATGTTGAGAAAATTGATTTTTTGTTGAAATATCAGGACATTGTAAACAGCGATCCGTTTGTTTATTCGGTTTATCCAACAGCCAACAATAAGGGCTTGGTGCATACTTTATATGGTCGCTTTGA